AATGTTTGAAGGCATCGCTGGCCCTCCTTGTTATGTTTGCACGGGCGGGCAGGTGTATGCAAACGTTCCTGGATTTAAAGTAAAATATTGGAGCATAAAACGAACTTATAGTGGTACCGTTACAACAACGTTTAACACAACTAAGAGTACGACAACAACGTATAATACTAGCTGGAATACAACAACTACGTTTAATACTTCTCAAAGTACAACTAAGTCTACAACAACGACTTATAATACGTCTAAGAGTACAACGACAACTTATAATACGTCTCAGTCTACAACGACTACGTTTGATACGTCTCAAAGTACAACTAAGTCTACAACAACGACTTATAATACGTCTAAGAGTACAACGACAACTTATAATACGTCGCACAGTACAACTACAACGTATACTACTACGTATTCAACAAGTAAGTCTACTACAACGACTTACAGTACCTCTCATAGTACTACAACAACGTATTCAACAAGTAAGTCTACAACGACTACTTACACAACAACGTATAATACTTCTCATAGTACAACGACTACGTGGAATACAAGTAGAAGTACTACAACAACGTATAATACTTCTCGTAGTACAACGACTACGTGGAATACAAGTAGCAGTACAACAACGACTTATACGACTACTTACTTGACAAGTCATAGCACGACTACAACTTGGAATACAAGTAGAAGCACAACTACTGCTTATAATACAAGCCATAGTACAACGACTACTTTTAGTACAAGTCACACGACGACTACGACTTTCTTGACAGCGTATAGTACGTCTCATAGTACAACGACTACTTATAATACAACTCGTCAAACTACGACTACTTATAGTACGTCTAACAGTACAACGACTACTTATAATACAAGTAAACAGACTACAACTACTTATACAACTACGTATAGTACAAGTCATACAACTACTACTACTTATAGTACGTCTAACAGTACAACAACGACTTACAATACAACTCGTAGCACGACTACTGTATTTAATACGTCGCACACTACTACGACTACATATAATACAAGTCGTACAACTATCAGAACAACAAGTTTTTACACTTAATAAGATAAAAAGGAGTCAGCCCTTCGGGGCTGGCTAGCCTTTTGAAAGGTTAGATTAATAATGACAGATAAAATGTTTGATACGGAATATTTGAAACAGCACATGGGCGACTATGCTAAAGAGCTAAACCCCGATGTAGCCAAGCTAGAGCCTATTGTAGAAGCTCTAAAAGAGAAGACAAAGACGCTTGGCATAGAAGTTGAACATGATGTTACTGCTCTAGAAAACCCATATTTTAAAACTTTTAATTATACAAGTTACGCAGGTTTTTTAACAGTACATCCTTTGCAGCCTGAACACTCTGCTCGACAAATGCTTGATGCTTGGTACTCTGATGAATCTGAAGCAAATCATGATTGGTATGATTGGTCTGTTGATAGAATTAATAATAAACAAGCAAGTAAGTATAATATTAAAAGCACTAAGATCATCCCTAATAAAATCTTTAGTTTAGTTGTACTTCCTGGTGGTAACAAGCTTAAGAAACATATCTGCATTGGTCAACTAGAAAATATTGCAGACTTCGGTGGCCCCTCTACTGGCATGGAAAATGGAATTTTCTGGAAAGCGCATCCTATCACTAAGCTATCAGAAGTTTCTGAACTAAACGAGCGTCTTGGTGGAGAATTTGCTGTTCGAGATGGCTATAACCTTTATGAGTTGATGGAACGAGTTGAACAAATTGTTTACACGTCTCATCTGAGTGAATCCGCATGGATCGCTTCTGTTATGGGTAAGAAAATTGTACCTATTGATAAGTATCAGGCTCGTGCTATGTCGTCTTTCTTTCACATTAATCATTTCTTGTTTAGTGAACCAAATCCTATTGAATTTGGATGTAAGGCATTTAATGATTACCGTTCGGGAATATTCCAACCTGATATTGATAAAGACTGGGAAGAAAAACTAGATAAATATCTAGCATATATTTCTGAACGTCGCATAATTCAACACGGCTTTTACCAGATGTGATACGGATATGATTGAAAAGAAAAAGTTTATATTCTCAAAAGATAAATACAAAATTTGTGAAGAATGCCCAGAGCTGGATAAAAAAGCTGCTATGGGTCCAACCTGCAAACAATGCGGGTGTTTAATGAAAATTAAAACAAAAATGCCATTTGTTACCTGCCCCCTAGGTAAATGGTAAATTTAAGAGGAACAACTCTGAATGTCCAAAAGAAAATCTCGCTACGCTACTAAAAACGAAGAATCCATTTATATTCCTCGTGTTGCTTTTCATGTGATTCCTAAAAATACTAAGCAGGATAACTTGATTAAAGCTATCAAAATGAATCCGATTACAGTTACTATTGGCTGTGCTGGTACTGGTAAAACATACTGCAGTGCTGGTACAGTAGCGCATCTTTTTCTAAAAGGCGGCTACGGTAAAATTGTTCTTACTCGTGCCAATGTTCCTACAGGCAAAACACTTGGGCATTTTCCTGGAACTATTCAAGAAAAGATGACACCTTGGCTACTCCCGATGATGGAGGTTTTGGAACAAGCATTTGGAAAAGGTAAGTTTCAGTATATGCTAGCTAAAGGTGAAATTGAAATTCAACCTATTGAAACTATTCGCGGTAGGTCTTATAAAAATGCTTTAGTTCTTGTTGATGAGGCTCAAAACCTTGATTTTGATGAACTTAAAGCAATCAGCACACGTCTTGGCGAGAATTCGAAACTAGTATTAATGGGGGATCCCGCACAATCTGATGTAAAAGATGGCGCGGATCTTCTTAAGTTTTGTTATCTGGTAAATAAGAATGGAATTAATCTTCCTGTAATTAAATTTGAAGTAGATGATATTGTACGTTCTGATATTGTAGCCGACTTGGTTAAAATGTTTCTCAGAGAGAACGTGTAATATAGGCAGGAGCAGTGATTACGCTTTACATAGGGGTTCTCTATTAACTAGCGTAATTGCTGCTCTCTGTGCCACTCTGAAGGAGACAGGCATGTATAACAGAGGTATCCTTGAAAAAGCACTTAACAGTGCTACACAATTAATAAACAAGAGATCAAAACAATCTAGTAATTATACCCGTGGTTATAACGACTGTTTTGCTTTACTAGTAGCTTATGATGCTTTTTTAAGAAAAGGCAACTCTAAGTGCAAGTATATAAAAGATCTAGAGTATAACTCTCCTGTTGAATTTCTAAAAGAATTAAAGCGCAGAGGATATACTCTTGAAGAATTTGCAAACTATTGTGGCTATGAAATTGTCACAAATAAAAGACCCATGTTTGGAGATATCGCATATGAACACGGCTCTGCTATGATAGCTAGTGATGGTTGGTGGGTCTCAACCTCTGAGTGCAACGAAGGAGTTAGCAACAAACGTCAAATAAATTTTATAGAAAGGCGTTTGATTCTCCTAGCTAGACCGATAAGGAGTTAATTATGGCGGTTTACTACTATGAAGGTGCTAAAATTTTAGCGCCACTCACAATTACTTCCAATGAGCCTATGTTTGATATAGACACTGTTTCTCTTCGTAAACAGCGTACTTCACAAGGTGTTCAACGTTGGGAACTTTCTTTTAACATTCAAGGCGAATTTGACACTGCTGATGATTTATTCGTAGCTTCGGTTGTTGACTTTGACAATGTTAAAACTATGATTATGCCACAACTTCCTGTTGTTGCTAAAAGACATAATATGAATACAAGCCCTCTCGTAGCTACAGCCGCAGGTGCGGGATCTGAATATGTATATATTGATTCTGCGATCGTAGATGGTTTGTTACCTAAAGGTGCTTTCATCAAATTTTCTAATCATGACAAAATATATGTTGTCCGTCAAGATGTGAGCTTTGATGGTCTTGCTGATAAGTATATTCACATTTACCCTTCCCTCTCTAAGAATGTTAACACTTCAACATCTTTGCTGACAGGAAACAACTGCGTACTTACTTATTATCGTGACATTGACAACGCTCAGGGAATTACTTTTACAGACGGTGTTTTGTCTAACGCTGGAACTATTAATCTTGTAGAGGCACTGTAATGAGAATATTTACACCCGAAGTACAAGCAGTTATCGACAGTGGAGACATTCGATTCTTCTTTCTGATTGAACTTTACTTTAGCCAAACCTATCGCTTTACTAGCTATAAGCACGACATTACTCACAATAATAAAGTGTATACTGCAGGGGGTGGCCTATTTGAATTTGATTCCCCAAAGTTCTCAACAGTTGTTGATAGGGAAGCTTATCGAATTGTTATTGCTGACTTAATTGATCAAATGGCAGCTGAATTCCGTTACAATGTGACAGGAAAAGATATCAAAGTTATGGTTGGCCTTTTAGATGCAAATGATAACCCTCTTGTAAACAGTCATATACTCGATGTGTATAAAGGCTATGTGGACAGCCCTGCAATTAATAATGACTGGGAAACCAAGCTAGCTGTTATCGAAGGTACTTCACCAATGTCTGATCTAGATATGGTGAACACATTTATTACATCTAAAGACGGTATGGACCAAAGAAACATTAACGATACTTCCTTTGACGAGATTTATACGGATAACGAAGTCAGCCTTAAGTGGGGTAAAATCTAATGGGTATTGAACTTCAAATTGCAATGTTTATCTTCTCGACTGCTTATCAGTACAGTCAACAGAAGAAACAAGAAGCGAAGATGAAGGCCGAAGCGGATAAACGCAAAGGCTTTGAAATTACTGTGCGCGGTGAAGCTGCGCATGTTCCTGTGGTTTATGGTAAACAAGCAATAGGTGGTATTGAAACTAAACATCTTGTAAGAGATGGTTTTAGCACAAATACTTCTTTAGCAAGCGTAAGCTTAAGCAGTGGTTTAGGTACTTCTTATAATGGCTCTAAGAACGAAATTCTAGTCATGCAGTATGCCCTTTGCCATGATGGTATCGAGGGTGTTCAGCATATTGTTGTTAATGATACTAGCTATAATGACAGTGAAGCTAAATTTAGTCATAGGTTTAACATTTATAATAATGGTGGTGTTGCAGATCCTACATCTGGTATTCCTGATTCAAATCTTTTTAGCGGAACTGCAAACGTAACTGCTATTTTTCAACTAAATAGAGACGACTACAACTACAATGGAATTCCTTACCTTAAATTCCTTGTAAAAGGTCGTAAAGTTAGAAAAATTACGAAATCAGGATCAACCTATACTCTTGACACTAACTACGTTTATTCAAATAACCCTGCATACTGTTTGCTTGATTACCTTATGAATAAAGATTTTGGTCGTGGTTTAAGTGTTAATGAAGTTGATTTAGAATCATTTTATCATGCGGCTCAAGTATGTGATACCACCGTTGCAAATGACAAGGCTATTGGCGGTAAGGTTAACGGCACAGCTACCTCCAGAGATATTCCCCTTTATGAGTGCAATATTACCCTTGATACCGAAGATAAAATTAGAGATAACGTAGAACGTATTCTAAACACAATGGGTCTGGCCGAACTTGTTTGGTCTTCTAGTGGTAAATACAAGCTTATGCTTGAATACCCACAAAATTCAACTGAACAAGACGCCTTGGTTCCTGTATCAATGTACTTTACTGAAGACGATATTGTTCGCGATGATGTAGGGCTTGCTTGGCCTTCTGCAGCAGATCGCTACAATCAAGCGACAGTTCGGTTCTCTAATGAACACGAAGATTTTAAAGAGGACTCTGTAAGCTGGCCTACTAAATTCTCTGCAACTCATAATTTGTATCTAGAAGAAGATAACCAACAACCTTATAACACTGATATGTCTTTAGATGGAGTTACTGACCCTTATCATGCTCTTGCAAAGGCAGAACAAATTGTTCGTCAATCTCGTACTCGTTTTACTTTAAGTTTTACAGCTACTACAAAAGCTTTAAAAGTAGAACCAGGAGATTTTATTAAAGTAAATCTGCCTCAGATGGCTATTAACAACGAGTTGTTTAGAGTTTCTTCTGTTCAAGTTAATTCTGACTTTACGGTTAAACTTGAATGTTACTCTTTTGATTATCGTATGCTAGCTTGGAGTGTTGGTTATAATATTCCTTATGCAACTAAACCTACTTTTGATTTCTCAATTAACCCTCCAACTAATGTTGTTTTTGAAATAGATGGGGGTAGCTTACTTGGAACTAGGTCAGGACAGCTTACTTGGAATTCTGCTGACGACTCCTCTGTTAAAGAATACTTGATTGAAGCCTCTCCTGATCAGGGTAATACTTGGCATACTCTAGGGATTACTCGAAACACAACCTTTGATGTCTTTGGACTAAATACAGGTGTATATGATTTCTCTGTTCGATCAAGGACACCTGCAGGAACACTTTCAAACAGGACTGTTGCAACAGGTATTACACTTCAGCGTATCACAGTAGATAAGGTTGCTGTTATTTATGCGGATAGTTCAGACTCTACTACAAATACACAATCTTATGAAGTTGGAACAAATAAGTTTGTAGCATATTATACTTATTCTGGTGGTAATTTGCCGACATTGCCTATTAGAACTTTGATTGAGTTCAAGCAATTTGTTGGAGATGATGGTGCGCCAGGTCAGCCTGGAACTAACGGTGTAGACGGTAATCCTGGAAAAGATGGCGTTTCAGCAGGTGTTCTTGTTGTTTATGCAGATGATGCTATTGGAACAAATAAAACCCTTACGTATAATAATCAAGAATATGTTTTGTATTATGAATGGGAAAACTCCCCGCCTGCTGTTCAAGATGTATCGGGTACTTGGGTTAAATTTGTAGGCAAAAACGGTAAAGACGGTAATAATGGTCAATCTGTTTGGACAATTTACTCGCCTGATGCTACAGGTACTAACCAAAGCTTTACTTATAATGGACAAGCCTATGTAACTTTCTACGAATCTGAAACTCAACCTAGTCTACCTGTAAGTGGTCAGACTTGGGTGAAATTTGTAGGAAGTAATGGGTATACTCCAGTTAAAGGTGTTGATTAT